TACAAGATCAACCGCAGCAATAGTTGCAACAGAACCGGCAGCAGCAAACTTGTTACTAGCACCAGCACCTGAGTTACCGCCAGCAATCGCCATAGCGTCGAGACCAGCGATACCTGCACCATTACCATTCAGGATTGCCTTATCAACAGCGCGAGCGTGTGAACGTGCAATACCTTGAGTCAGCATAGGCATAAGATTTACAAGGACTTCCTCGTCGATGTAGTTGTCCATGTAAGTAGTAGAAATCAAACGATCTACAGTCAGGATCTTCTGCTTTGCATTATAAGTACCCTGAACGTCATCAGTTGATTCACGGTTGCCCAAACCAGTACCGCCAGCAGCCTTAGAAGCGTTAGCATCTTCGCCGCCAGTTGACCAAGTTGCAGTGTTAACATCAGTCTGCAGAGGAATAACAGTAGACTTAGAGTTTACAGTCATTTCACGGAACAGATTTGCAACACGCAACTCAAGCTCGATTTCCTTCTCAATTTGAGTAGAAACCTCTTGAGCAATATCAGGAGCATTTGCAGCGCCTGTGTAGCCGATACCAGCTTTCTCAAATACAGATTTAGCATAGTCAGTATCAAAGCCCTTCTGAGTCATAACGCCCAGGAGGTGTGCATACATAAGCTCTTTGTTGCCCTTGATGTTAGCGCCACCTTCACGATCAGCGAATACACGCTTTGACTCGCGAATTTTGGTGAGCTCTTCATTTTTCTCTTGAAGTTGTGCTTGGAAAGATGCAACGACTTCTTCAATCTTTGCGTCCTTCTCAGCCAGCTTAGACTCGATGTCTGCCATCAGGCGATCAGCACCTGACTCAACACCTACACGAATAGCTGATTGAACTTCTTCTTCTTGAGCAGCTTTCTCAGCAGCTTCTTGAGCCGCCTTCTCTTCTGCTTCTTGAGCTGCCTTCTCTTCGGCAGCTTTTTGCTCGGCTTGCTTCAATGCAATCTTAGCAGCAGTCTCTTCTGCTACTTTCTTCGCAAAAGCTTCCAAGTCGACTTCGGGAGTTTGTACTTCCGACATAATGATCTCCTTGTCGGCGGATTTTTCCGCTTCGTCCGGTGTTTCACTAGCTACCGATGAATTTTCATCCTTAGCCAGAGACTGACCGGCTAGATCTACACGATTGGTGAAAGTTTTCTTGAACTCATTATACTCTTCTATAGAGTCAAATGATTTCGCCAGAGAAAAAGTTGCTGCTTGATTGCAAGGTACCGATACCACTGATACTTCAAACAACTCAGCATCCTTAATCTTTAATCCGTCAGTTTCCGTTAGATAATCAGCATCCTTGACTCGGAAACCAACAGAAAAAGCTCCAAGAATGCCTTCTTTTACTAATTGCGCCACATGATCTGGTGCAGATTTAGAAATTTTAGCCTTTAATTCAAGACCGTTTTCAGTGACTTTTAGTCCTGTAGCGCGTCCGATTGGCTTGTTATAGTCATGATTAAAAAGAATAATAGGATTCTTTTCAAAATTGTTCAGACCACCCTTTGTCCATGCCTCCGCATCAATAGTATCGCCAGCACGATCAAAATCAGTTGTGCTAGCCATTCCGCAGATATGAACTCCTCCATCGTCTTCATCTAGAGTTTTGAAGGTAGAGGTAAGATTGAAAATCTTTTCCATTAGTCCTTACTCTTTGGTGCTGCTTTAGGTGCAGGCTTGCTCGCAGGCTTTGATGCTGCCTTTGGAGCGGGTTTTGGAGCAGGCTTAGTAGCCGGCTCTGCCGCCTTTTTAGTAGAAACTTTATTTACTACGGTGTCTACATCAGGGTACTGCTTTTTTAAAGAACCCATTACACGAGGCCAGCGCCCCATAAACAGTTTCTTTAATACTCTTCGCGTCATAGGAGCATCAACAGCTTTACAGTATTCTTCATAGCTAATATCTGTTGTCAAACCAAACATCTGAAACTGCTCATAAAGTTTTGCCAGTGTTGAGGTTCGTGCTCTACTTGAGGTAATTTGTAAAGGCATTATTCTTCTCCTTCTCCTTCTGGTGGTCTGCCACCTTCTTCTGGGTTTACGGCGCTTCCTGCAATATTTGCGGGCACTCGTAAATCATCGTAACCATCTACAGGCTCAAAGTTTAACGCTGCTCGTGCTTCGTTCGGACTGATAATACCCGTATTCACAAGAGCCTGATAATAAGAAGCCTGGTCTCGCAGCTCAGGCTGCAAAGCTGGAATATTGCTAGCATCTTCTACAACTTCAAATCCGAAAAATCTTTCTAGTGCAAAATTAATTTTACGAATAATCGGCAAAACTGTTTCGAGATAGTAAAGTCTCATGTTTGGACGAAGATTAGCGTTATTACCAGAGTCTAAAAGAATTGGAGGAATACCCAATGCTTTTAGTATAATTTTTTCGTTTTCTTCAATAGCTTGTTGAAAGTCTAGCTCTTTGAAGTTTACATTCGAGACTTTGTCGATTTCAATACCGCCATCCAAAATAAGAGGACGACGACCGCCTGCATCAGGACGATAGCGAGCTTGCCAAGACTGAACCATTCGCTCTTTAATTTTCTCTGAAAGAGTATTAGGAGACTTCAATACAAGCCCGGGAACTGCTCCATTTTTAAAGAAGTTATCTTGAAACTCACGCATCCGCTTAGTAAGTACCATTGTACGAAGTGCGGGCTTCAATCTAGATACTCCTCGATAAATAGAGTAAAAAGAATTGTCTTTAATATGAATAATTTCTTTAGGGGTAAAAGTTACTACTTCGTTGTAAGTAAACTTTTCAATATAAGTAGACTCACTAGCATGAATAATCATTTTGCTAGCAGGAAGATGATATAGATGTACTCCGTCGTAGTATATAAAAATATTTCCGTCAATTAAATAGTCAATTAGCAAGTTACGACGAAACGTACTAATATCTTGAAATAGGTTGGGCTCTTTATTCAGTAGAAGCTCAACTCGAGATCTTTTAATTCCTTTTATTACGCTTTGAGTAGGAAGCTGCACTCCAACTTTTACATTGATTTCTGCGGCATCGTCAACAAGCATATTTACGCCACGATTTACAATTTCTAAATCTTCATACGCCTGCTCAAAGCTAAACGTAGGCTCGCGGCTGCTTTCAACTTTTCCGTCGAAGTATGGCTGAGCAGGATTGAGTTTTTCCTCATCTGCTTTAGGAGTTCTGCCAATTAGTCTGTCATACCATGCCATACTTTTCTCTTTGAATTTCTACCCAGCGCATTTGCTTCTTTGCCGTTACTAAGGCTGGATTTCTGCCGTACAATCTATGCAGCTCCAAATGATGTTTATGGCAAAGCGTGACTGTGTGCTCGTACAGCTCCGCCCATTTGTCTTCTATAAACTCGTCCCGCCAGATAACAATATATTCGTCCGTGTAATGTGCGGGTCTTTCTTTTTGTTTTTCTTTGAGCCACTCTCTGAGGAGTGGAGCTAGAGTGTAAAAGTGGTGAAAATCGAGTTCGGTATTAGCGCCGCAAATGTGGCATTCTGTTCCTTTTTCGTACTTTGATTTAGCTCGATCTCGTATGTATTTTACCGGATCTCTTTTTAGCTTTTTCATTTTGAATTATAGCCTCTGTGAGATAAATTGTCAAACATTATTTTTTGCAGGTATCTTTAAAACCCGCTCTGCGTTGTTTCAAAAGAATACAGTGCGTAACGAAGCGCATCAGCCATGTGAGACGCACGATTATGTTTTGGCTTTTCTTTTGCGAGATTTGGATTAGGATCCCATTGGTACTGGTCAAGACAAGATAGCACTTCACCGCATCGCTGATCGACCATTAGTCTGTCGTTATCAACTATTCCCGCTACGTGTGCGATTCCGTCTAATACTGACTTTTTAGCGTTTACAGTACTAATATCGTAATTTTGTGCGAAGTCAAATCGAGTTTGCTGAGCTGCGGAATCTATGTAAATATAGTCGATATCCCACTTGTCAACCATTTCACGAATTACAGCAGCATGTTGCTCGGTAGTCTTTTCGGCGTCAAGGTACTCATCTAATACATAGTACAGCTCTTCGTCCCAATCATATGCTACGACCATAAAAGCAGTTGGATCACGATAACCAACGTCGAGACCAGCAAATACATCCATGCGGCGAGTATCAAGCTCTTCATTATTGGCGATACAGGTTTCGTGATTAAAGTTCCAAATTTGACCTTCATAAGTGTTAAAGTCCGCTTCATACTCTTGTCTAAATTCTGCATCGGACATCGATTTTTTAGCTTCTTGTATATCCATCTCAGACATGCGCGGATTATCATGATAAGTCGCTCTGATGGAACACCACTCCGGAAATTCGTCATTAAACCCTCTATCAAAAAACTCGGCAAACCAATTGTTTCGTCCACGTGGTGTAGATATAAATAGTGCTTTCGAGTTGTCCTTATCTAGTGTTGGACGTAAAGCTACGTTAAAAGCGTCTTTACCGTCTGCCAACGCCGCTTCGTCAAAAATAATTAAGTCGTAGCTACGTCCAACACAAGAATCTACCTGATTCACAGATCCCATTCGTACAGTGGATCCATTACTCAGTTCTATAACTTTGTCCTTTGCGTTATCTTTTGTAATCTCAAGGTCAAAGTGTTTAATAAGTTGGCGTTGTAAGTCGAAAGAAATCTGAGACAGCGAATAGTTGGGAGACATGATTAAGATGTTGGAACCAGGTACTAGAGAGACTAGCTGCCCGATTATGTTTGCGATATAGGTCTTGCCCTGCCGCCTTGAGACTGCCGCGCAGACAAATCTGTACTTATCATTATTGATCGCGTTAATAATTGCTACTTGCGAGGGTAGCGGGGAGACACCGAGTAGATCTAAGTATTGATCTACTGGCAGTTTGAGAAAGCGTGTCTCAGATTGTAAATCTAGTATCTCATTGGAAGATACGTCAGCTCGACTAGTTTGTACAGCCATAATTTAGTCCTGTTTCTGATCTTCAAGAACTTCTTCATTTCGCTCAATCCAATCTTCAGAGTCTGTGTCTTCATCGCCCTGTGTTGCTTGACGATAGTAAATAATAATTTCTTTTTGCTGCCCTATGTATCGTTTCAACTCTTGTAGGTTGTACGCCATATTTTCATAGTCTTGTGGCGTAATACCAAAAACGACATAGGAGCCTCCCTGCATTTTTTCAAGTCTTTTTACTTGTTCTTCAAAGTTCTTTTCTGTAAGTACAAAAAACTCTACATCTCGCAAATCAATTGCGTTGGGTAGTGGAGGTTGGTATATTTCCAGAGTTTTATACTCTGTTACCGTTTTAATAATTGGTTCTGGTGCTGGCAAGGGTTGTGGTTGTAGTAAAGAACAACCTCCAAGGGAGAGCAGAAGTACACTACTGAGTATCCGCATTCTCGACCTCCTTGCTTGCTTCTTCGATAGAACGGAAAACTGCTTCTGTTCCTCGGTTAATTCGTGGCTCGATAAGACCTGGCTTTGCTCGAGCAAGTTTTGTCATATCATGACGAGCAAAAATAGATAAGTATCCATCCATTTCTTTTTGCATTGCGTTATTCTTTTCTGTTAGATCGCCTACGGCTTTTAACTGAGACTGTAGGTTTTGTTCCGATCTTTCACGCGCTGCTGCTTCTCGTTCAAACGCAACTTCTAGTCTGGCTGCATTCTCTTTTAACGTAACGGCATTTGCTTCTAGTCGAGCGATTACTGCGTCTTTTTGGCTTACCACTGTTGTATGATACATATACCCACCTCCGGCGAGTACAATCAGTAGTGGCAGCATTTTTAACATTGCGAACATTATTTTACCTTCTTAATTTGAAAGTTAAACGCTTCTTGCGTTCGTAACTCAAAAGGCTCTCCAGATGTAAGTCGTCCTTTTAAGTGAGTTGGCTCACATTTGTCAAGCCATTTAAAATTGTAGTATGTTTTCTTTTGTGGGTCAATCCAAATAGTAACTTCCCACTCGTTGAAGAAAAAACTAACAATCCATCGTAGCGGCCAGGATACAGTTTTCAATAAAGTTTTCCCAGCGCTTTTCAATTTCTTCCCGCTCTTTGTAAGTAGCATATAATGCATCCTTCTGGCTATCCGGTACAGTGTGATACTCTAACCACTCTTCCGGTGTCATAAATTTCTTTTTCGGATATGAGAAGTGCAGTTCAAAAGTATAGTACTCAAATCCAGTAACAAGGTCTTCGTGCGTCTCGATGTTTGGAGACATTGCGACACAGCCGCTCAAAAATAATACAGGTATTATTTTTTGCCAGACCATGCTTGTGCTCCAAAGAACGCTGCAACAATACCAGCAACAGAAACAAAGTATACGGCTGCCATATCTCCAAGAATTGTAGCGGCTTGGTGTAAATTCATAATTTCTGTAGTCATTACAGTAGCAGGGTAAAGAAGCATACCTGCAAGGGCAAACCAAGTCATCTTTCGCTGCGCATCTCGCATTGCATCTGCATCTTCGAGTTCTTTTCTCTTGAACTCAAGATACATTGCACGCTCTTCGTCGTCTACTTTGTTATCTCCATTTATATCTGCAGGATGGTACCCGCTTTTTTCAATTTCTTCACCC